TGTCTAATTTCAGGAGGTTTCGGATAGGGTGAATTTGTTGTAGCAAGCACAAGGTCAGAGCCAAACATCATAGATTTGTCTTCGAGGTGAGCGGAAGGAATATTGTAGGGAAAATTGCCTACCATTTGCATAAATTGCATCATTTCTGGGGCATCTGTATCTACTACATTTCGTTGTCCAATATCATCCCAGTAAACGGCAAATTGATTTGAATAATTATTCAAATAGCGGGCACCAGTGTTGATTGGGTAAATGAGATTTGAATCAGGCCAGTTCGGGGGAGCAAGAAGCTTGATTATTGCAGGTCCACAGGAAGTTTTTCCAACTCCTGGGTCGCCAGTTAGCCAAATACAGTAAGGGGTCACACGTCGGCAATATGGGTATTCATTAAGGGGTTTCGTATCGATTCGGAGTCGTTCCAAAGAGCACAATTTTTCCATTGTAGCTCGAATTATATGACAATCGGAAGCTTTAAATCCGTCATTAACCATTCGGTTAAGAAGGGCGACGCCATAAGTGTAAAGTGCTGCTACGCGACCACGCGTCTGTGGTTCGTACATAACTTTACGGCGTTGAGATTGACGGAATATTTCCCACACAGGGACGATAAAATCTTCCACCCAGGTTTCTTTGGGCTTAAACATTTTCATATAAATTCCATGAGGAACAACTTTTTGTATCCAGATTTTAAGTGTTTCGGGTAAGCAGTCACGTATCCATCCAAGTAGGTCGGGTATAGTTTTAAGTACAGGGGCAAGTCGGGTCGTCATCGTAATTACTGATACTACTTCTTTAATATCTTTGGTTGAAGGCATTTTGTGCAAAATGGTAGAACCAACTAGCGCAGCCAACATCCAAGGAGCTCGAGAAGAATCATCAGGTCCAGCGGCTTCAGTTACGGGCGGTGAGGCAATTTGAATAAATTTTTGCATTAAGGTAAGAGGGAAATCGAAAAACATGACCAATATTCGCCATCCTAGGGAAGGTAACATTGACCAATATATCATTCCAGATTCTTTTGAAATTCGAAGAAAATTTAGCATATCGTAGAAGAGAGGCGCGGCTTGAAGGAAATCGTTAGAGCGAGTAAAATCCGAGGCTGATTTAATGAAATCATCCCAGGTCCCAAGTGTTCCTGAGACCTTCTCACAAAGTTTGGAGAATTTACCGGTGGCTTCATTAAGATGCTTATTAGTTGCTGTTATAGACGCAATAGATTCTTTCATTCCAGAAAGAAGTGACGTCTTGTCATTTTCGTTAAGCATTTTAGTCAAGGATTCAAGCACTTCAGACGTT